AAGCTACGCACTCCGGCCCCCCCCAGGGGGGGGGTTACCCCCACCCCCCCGTTGCCGCGCGAGCTCGGGCGGCACCTGCGCCCGGTACACCAGCACCGACCGCAGGCCGGCACGGCGCCGCGGCTCAGCGACGACCCAGCCCGATCGCTCGGCACGGGCCACCAGGTCGACGACGCCCGCGTAGGTGAGCCCGAGCTCCCTCCGCAGCTCGTCCCGGGTCAGGCCCTCCGCGTGCTCGTCCAGCGTGACGACCAGGCGATCCATCGCCGGCCGGTCGCGACCCCGGAGCCGTTGGGACAGGTAGACGGACAGGACGCTCATACAGCTCGCTCCCTGCGAAGACGACCCACTGCCGAGTCGTCGGCCCACGCCGGCACCCGTCCCGGACGGAGCAGCTCGTCCGGCTCGGGCAGCACGGACAGCGCCGCGGCGCCGGCGATGAGGATGGACTCGGCGCAGTCCACTCGCCGCGCCGAGCTCGCCACCTGCTCGAGCCGCTCGGCCGCCCCGGCCACGAGCCGCCCGGCCTCGACGATGCGATGGGCCCCGGCGTCCCGCTCGTCCTTGCCCCGCCGCACCTGCCCCCGCCACGGCGCCCACCACACCCTCGGCTCGACGCCCTCGGCCACCGCTCCGGCCTTCGCCCGCCAGGCCATCCGCAGCGCCCCCGCCCGCTCGCCCAGGCCGATCCAGCTCGCCTGGCTGTGCCGCTTCCCTCGGCGGTCGGCCCGCGACTTCGCCGGGGGCATCTCCACCCAGCACGCCGTGGCAGCGCTGCCGAGCTCCTCGAGCACGGCCACGATGACGCCGGCGCCCTGGAGGGCCCGCTGGTACCACAGGTCGTCGGTCGAGCCGTAGACCTCCACCAGCCGCACCAGGCGCGGTCGGTGCCCAGCCACACGCTCGACCAGCGCCCAGGCCGCCGACTCCCCCGCATCGGCGCCGACCACGTAGGTGCTACCCGACATCGTGGGCCTCCTCCATCTCGCGGAGCCGGTCCTGGTCCAGGTAGCGCTGGCGCTCCCGGGCGTTCGGGTCGACGCCGCCGGTCATCGCCGCCACCAGCGCTCGGCCCCGCTGGGGCCCACGCCCGTCCCAGGCCCGATGCCGCCCCACCGTCTCCGGGTGGCGCTGCTCGTAGGTGGGGTGGACGTAGACGGCCAGGGTCGCCCCCGAGCTCTCCCAGCGGGCCACCTGCTCCGGGTAGGTGGCGATGCTCGCCGAGAGGACCTGGCCGCGCGGACACGTGCACCGGGTGGCCAGCTCCTCGGCGACGATGCCCCGCGGGCCGTCCACGTGGCGCACCACGTCGACGATGCCGTGGGAGCACCGGCCGCAGCCCCGCGGGACCACCACCTCCCGCTTGCCGAGCTCCTCGCAGTACCCCACCATGGCCTTCAGGGTGGGCACGAACTCGTGCTCCCGCAGGCCCTTCTCCTTCGCCGCCAGCACCACCTGGTCGCTGAAGCCGCCGAGGCCCCGCTGCCACGGTCCGCGCACGGCCCGCACCCACTCGGGCTTCCGGGCGTAGGCGTCCGCCAGGTCGTTCAGCAGGCGGTCGATCGTCTCGGGCTGGGCCATCTACTTGGCCTCGGGTGCGGGGTTGAAGGGAGGGAGGGGGCCGAACATCTGCTCCTCGAGGGCGCGGGGGTCGAAGTCCGGCGACGCGGGGTCAGGGCTGCCCAGCGGTCGAGGCGGAGCCGGGTCCGCCGCCGCAGGCCTCCCCCTCGCCCTGGGCTCCCGGGCAGGCTCCTGGGCCATCGACCAGCCCTCCAGCGCCAGCGCCCGCTCCACGGCCCGAGCCGGGCCCCAGCCCATCCCCGGCGAGTGGGCGAGCTGCGACACCGTCATGGCCAGCAGGTGCGACGGCTCCTCCACCCCGACGTTGCGGACCAGCCGGGTCAGCATGTCGTGCCGCAGGGTGGGCATCAGGGCCCCGAGGTCGTCGGGCATCACCCGGGGCGGGGTCGGAGGGGGCTCCGGCTCTCGGTCCGACTCCTCGCGCGCGGATCCCCCCGTTGCGGTTGCGGTTGCGGTTGGTGGAAAGGAAGACGCGCGCACGAGGCGTCCGCCGTCCGTCCGCGGTTCGTCCACGCTTCGGCCGCCGGGTGTCCGCTCGTTCTGTGGATTCTCGGCGTTTGCCGTGTGCCCGGTGTCCGCGTCGCGTCCCTGCAACTCGGGCTCGGTGGTCTGCGTTTTGTCCACGGAACGTCCACGCACCTCGGGGCGCTCCTCGCCCCGTGCGAGCATCCGCTGGAGGAACGCCCGCTTGTCCGCGCGGGTCTCCCATTCCAGCTGAACCGCCAGCGCCTCGCGGATGATCTCCGACGCCTTGCTCTTCGAGCAGCCCCAGAGCCTCCCCGCCTCCCGAGCAGACGGGACCTCCTCGCGGTCGATGCTCCACGCGATGTCGATGCCGACCCACCAGGCCGGCGCCGGGCTCGCGGTGGTCCACCGAGCCTGGAAGTGCTCCGGGTCCCACGCGCGGGACGGCACACGCATGTAGCCGCTCACCACACCACCTCCCCCCGCATCGACTCCACGAGCTGGGCCTCACGAGCACGCGCCGCGGCGAGCGCCCGAGCGCCCGCCCGCCGGTTCACCGGGACCCACCGCGCGGTCCGCAGGCGGCGCAGGGTGGCCTCCACGTCGAAGCCCTGGGCCCGGATGTTGCGGAGGGTGTCGGCGACCCCCAGGTCCTTCCGCGACAGGTTGCAGTGGACGCAGCTCGTCACCAGCCTCCGGGCTTCGTTGTCCCGGCACCGGTGGCGGCGGTGGAAGAGGTGGTCGAGGGTGAGCTGGTCGGGCTCCTGCCCGCACCAGACGCAGCGGAAGCCGTCGCGCTCGTAGATCGCCCAGCGCTTCTCCGGCCGAATCCACGCGGACGACCGCTTGCCCGGGGAGCGGCGGCGGCTCACGCCCCCCTCCACGCCAGCGCGGGCATCTCGTCCACCTGGGCCCGGTCCACCCGCCAGCGTCGCCCCGTGGGCGTGGCCTTCGGCGCGCCCAGGGGGCCGGGCGAGTACCGCACGGAGTAGCCGGACCACATCCGGGCGTGCCGGACCAGGAGCGCCACCTCGTAGGTGCCGACGCGAGCCATGAGCAGGCCCCGGCGCTCCCGACGGCAGGCCGCGAGCTCCAGGTGCCCACCCGGGCGGCTCACGGCGAGCGTGGTGCACCCCAGAAAGTGCCCGTCGAGCCAGGCGCGGACTCCGCGCCACGGAGCCCCGCGGGTGTCGTCCGCGTGCTCGAGGAGCTCGCCCAGGCGGACGTAGACCTCCCAGGCCTGCGCCACCGTGAGGAGCTGGTCCTCGATGCGGACCAGACCCCGCACCAGCCTGGGAAGGTGGACCGTTCGAGGGCTTCCAGCAGCCCCCGTTCCCGACGGCCCGGGCGGGGAGCTGGCTGGGGCGGTCAAATGCCCGGGGTCTCGCAACCCAGGGGGGTCCCCGCCTCCGTCCAGGCTTCGAGGTCGGACCCCAGCGTCGTGCGTCGTCATGTCGGCCGCCCTCCCCCGCCGTTCCCGGCGGACAGCAGGAGGATCACCAGGCCGGCGAGGGCCATCGAGAGCGCGATGTCGAGGAGCCACGACCGATGGGCATCGGCGCCTCCGTGGTGGCGACAGGATGGGATCGCGATCACGCCGCCCCCCAGAGGCGCGCGAGCGGCGGAAGGAGCGCGGCCGCGGCGTTGCAGCCGTAGACGGTGACCCACTCCGGCTTCGGGCCGAAGCGGAGCTGCAGCGAGGTCCAGCCGGCGCCGAGGTCGGGGGCGAGATCGACGGCCTCGGAGAGGACCACCCGCGCTCCGTGGCGGGCCCAGGTGTCCGCCACCTCGAGGACGGCCTCGCGCGGACAGGTGACGGGGTAGCCGGTGGCCCCCAGGTACGGCGGGTCCAGGTAGACGAGCGCCCGCCGATGGAGCTGGGGCGCGGCGATCCGGGTCAGCTCCTGGGCGTCCCTGTGGACGAAGGAGGCGAGGCCGAGCCCACGCCCCCGGACGCGGTCGATCCGGTCAGCGACGTCGTCGACGGCCAGCGCTCGCCAGCCTCGAGCGGCACACCAGCCGTCCTGCTTCCCCGGCGCCGCCGGACCCCCGCTCCCCTTCAGGAGCCGAGTTCGCACCGCGTCCAGGCGCCCCGCGATGGTCCCGGGGTCGACGATGCCGCCGGCGCCCCCCAAGCCCTTCGGACCGGCCGCGTAGACCTCTCCTTCGCCGCCGCCGTAGGAGAGGAGGCGATCGTCCCGCGTGGTTCGCTGACCGGTGGGCCTCGGATCGCCGCGTCCATCGCTGGCAAGAAGCCGCCCTGGTCCTCCGATGCGTCCCTTCGCGTTCGCGGTACGCGAGCCCTCCGAGCCCTCCGAGCCCTCCGAGCCCGCCATGAGCCGCGGGTCCCGCGCCTGGCGCTGCCCTGCATCATCGACCTGCGTAGAGGCCTCTTGGAGCAACCGTGGGTGGGCCTGCTCGGGCGCATGGGCCTGGTTGGCCGGACCGGTGCGCCCCCGCCGGGTTGGATCCCACTTCCGCAGCCCGTTGGAGCCACGGTCCGCCGCCGGCTGACGATCGCGGCCGTCCCCGGACGAAGCGAGGAGGTCGGGAGTCGCCGGCTCGGTGGCGCCCCACCCGAAGTACTCCGCCCACGCATCGAAGTGGAGCCGCTCCGTCCCCTCCCACCACACCGGGACCCCGGACGCGGCGCGCGCCTGCAACCAGAGGAGCTGCGCCGCGGCCGCCGGTCGGTCGCGCATCGGGCCTTCGTCGCGCAGCCGGAACCAGAGCTGGCGGGGGTCCTCGCCACGCCACGAGCGGAGGGTGGCGCTGACCGTCGGGCCCTCCTCGGGGTCCATCACGGTCGGCCAGACCCAGCCCCACCAGGAGGCGTCGGCGACCAGGCAGGGAACGGCGGTGCCGGGCCGGAGCTCGAGCAGCCGCAGGAGGTCGGTCGCGAGACGGCGCTTCCCGCCCATCCAGGACACGGGCGGGACGAGGTCCTCGCCGACGAGCCGGAGCCACACCGCGCCGGCGCCGAGGAAGGGGTCGACGAAGACCGGGCCGCTCATCGGCTCCCCACACAGTCGGGATTGCTTGTGGGGTCGACGGCTCGCACCTTCGAGGGGTGCGAACGCTCCCGCTCACGACGCGACTCCCCGCCGTACTCGGCGAGGATCACCCGCAGGCGCTCCACCGACTCCGCCGAGACGGGCACGGCGTGCTTCGGCCAGAGGCGACGGCGGGACATCTACAGCGCCGCCCGGACGGCCGCGGCCACCACCGCGGCGACCAGCACCATCGCCCCGCCCACCAGCGCGCCCCGGAGGAAGATGTCGCGGTGGAGCAGTCCGAGCTCGGCGCGGGTCCGGCGGAGCTCGTCGAGCAGCATCGCCCGCTCCTCGAGGTGCTGCCGGCCGGCCGCGGCCTCCCCCACCAGGCGCGAGGCCGCCTGGTCCAGCGTCTCGTCGTAGACGGGCACCCCGTCCACGCCGACGTGGTGCCGGCGGGCCGAGGCCAGGATCTTCAGGTGGAGGCGCATGGGTCAGCTCGCCGGAAGGAGGGCAGGGGGGTAAGGGCCACCACGACCGGAGGCGGACATGGGCGACTGGCTGTGCGTGGCGATCGTGGTTGGCTGGGTCGTCTCGCCGATCGGCGGGTACGCCATCGGCCAGTCCAAGGGCCAGGGGGGCAGCGGATTCGTGTGGGGGCTCGTGCTGGGGCCGCTTGGCTGGCTGGTGGTGTTCCTTCTCCCCGACAGGCGCGCCGAGGCGGAGGCCGAGGAACTCGCGACCATGGCACCCTCCGAGCTGGAGGCCGTGCTGCGGGTGAAGATCGAGGCCGAGGAGCGGTCCCTCCGGCAGCGAATCGAGCTGGAGGAGCGGATCCGGGCCGAGGTGCGTGCCAAGCTCGAGGCGGAGAAGAAATAGGCCACGGGTCAGCTCGCGGCGGAGGCGGGCGTCGTGGGGGCCGGAGGCGGGCAGACCAAGAGCGCCCCGGCGGCCTCGGGAGACACGTCGTACAGAGCAATCAGCCGGCGCAACACATCGAGAGACGGTGCACGGCTGCCGCGCTCGATCGCCGACACGTGACCCTGCGTGATGCCGGTCCGTTCCTCCACCTGGACCTGCGACAGGCCGGCGACCTCACGGTGCTGGCGAAGAAGCGCGCCGAGTGACAACATGCAGCACTACTACTACGAGCACTAAACCAGCGTCAAGGTCTGGCGCCTTAGTCTCTTGCATGACCCTCGGAGCACAGCTTCGCGATCTCCGCATTCGACGCGGACTGACGCAGGCCGAACTTGCCGAGGCTGTTGGTCTTGAACAACCGCAAGTGTCCGCGATCGAGGTCGGGCGGCGGCACACCACCACGGCGGTCCTGCAGGCGTGGTTGGAATGCTGCCGCGGACAGATGCACATCACTGGCTTGGACGACTCCGACCGCGGGGTGCTCCTTGGCGCCGTCGCCCAGCTCGATGGACCCCGCCTTGCCCTCTTGCTCCGACTGGCCCAGGTGCTCCCCCGCGTGGACCCCTACGTGGCCGACACCCTCACCAAGAGCTTCGAGGCGGTGGGACGCTGATGGACGCCTACACGATGAAGCTGCTCGTCCGCGAGCTCTACGCCGAGTACAGCCAGGAGCGGCGGCGCCTGGGCCAGGACGACGACATCTTCAGCCCCATCTTCGAGGCCTACGTCCGAGAGCGCTACCCGGAGATCGAGGCGCACGCCCGGCGCTTCGGCCGCACCGCGCCCTACAACACCTACGCCCAGTGGGTCAGAGGGCCGGCGCCGCGCCGATGAGCTCCCGCTGCCGGGCCAGGACGAGGTCTCGGGCCTGACGGGCCGCTACGACATCGACCGGCTCGCACGGATGGGCGTCCGTCCATGTCGCCATCTGCTCGACGTACCGCATCTCGGCGGCGTCGGCCTGCTCCATCGCGGCAAGGTCGGCGGGCGTGTCAATCTCGAGGGACGCGAGGGCGTAGGCGACGCCCTCCCGGGCCGGACCGGAAAGGTGCGGGAGCACCTGGTGCAGGAGTCGACGCAGCCGAAACGCGGTCGCCCACGCGCGGGTCTCGTCGGTTGGTGGCACCGGCTCGGTCATCGTGGATCCAGCTCGGGTGAAGCTGTAAGCATCGCTTTCACGTTCGGCGAGAGCATCCAGACGAGCGCCGCGGCCACGTAGAGCCGCCAGCCCCGCAGCCTGGTCACTCGCACGATCGTCCTGACGTGCATCCCCTGTTCGTCCATGTCCGTCCCTGGGTCACGGAAACGACACGCACAACCCCATCCTGGTTTTCGTAGTACAGCCTACACCATCACGTACAGCATTAGTGCTCCTTGCACTACGGGCCGAGTAGTGCTACGAGAGATGCACCGATGCCCACCTCCCCCTGGACGACCTCCCGCGCCACCCTCCGCGACCCCACCGGGGCGGACGTGGCGCTCTTCTCCACCATCGAGCTCGCCGAGCGGGTGGCGGCGACGCTGAACGGCGCGCGTCCCTCCTGGGGCGGGTGCTCGGCCGACTGCGCGCGGCGGCCGGGGTGCTGCTGCCCCGACTACCTGCTGCAGCCGGTGGCGGACCGGGTCCGCCTCGAGGACTGCGCGTGAGCCGGCGCCACCCGGCAACGCTGCCGTCCGCGCTGGCCCCGCTCGCGGTGCGGGACTGCTCGACGTGCCGGGCCTCCTGCGTCGTCCGCGAGGACGGCGTGGACTGGCTGGCCTGCGAGCTCGCCGGCGACCCGGAGGGCGCGGCCCAGGTCTGGCGGGACACCCAGGCCGAGCTGGACGCCTGGGGCTGGCCCACCTCGCACCTGTCCCCCTGTCCGCTGTGGAGCCCCGCGTGGGGCGAGGAGTCGTGATGGACCTGGTCGTTGCCGCGCTGCGTGCCCTCCGCGCCCTCGAGGTGTGGATCTTCGTCTTCGTCATGGGGGTCGCCCCCGGCCTGGTGGGCGTGCTGCTCGCCTACACCCTCTACCGGCTGGCGGACCCCCGATGACCGCCGGGGCGCGCCGGCGGCTGTTCACCCTCCCCCCGGGCGGCGTGGACCCCCAGGCGGTGATGACGTCCCTCCTCGAGGGCGAGCTCCAGCACGAGCGCTCCCCCATCGACGCGGCGCTGTTCGGCCTGGCCTGGGCCGCTCGCAAGGGGGTCCCCATCACCGCGGAGGCCCGACTCGTCCTTCACGCCCTGGTGGACGCCCTGCCGGAGCGTGCCGGATGAGCCTCGCCTGCGCCGCCCGCGGCTGCCCCCACGCCCCGATGGGCTCCTACCACACGCGGGAGGCCGGGCGGCTCGAACTGTGCGAGCTCCACCACCGCGTCCTCGCCGACGCCGGCGAGCTCGTGGACTGGACCGAGGCCCGCCCCGTCGTCGCCGCCCCGATCGAGCAGGACCGGGCGCGCCCGCTCCGCCACCTCCACGCGGGGGCGCCCCCTGCCCCCCGTCCTCGCCCGCGGCCGGTCCCCCCGCCGGAGCGGGCCGCCGTGCCGGCGGCGAGAGCCACCGAGCGCCGTTCCCCCCCGGCGCTGCGCGTGGTCCGGTCCCCTCTCCCGACGCCCACCGAGGTGCCGGATGCCCTGACTGTCGCGCCCCCCGCCCCGCTTCCGGCGGCGGGGGGCGCCATCGCGGACACCGACACCCACACCCCCACCGAGGTCCCCATGTCCACACCGCGTCGAAGGGCCGGCCTGTGCGCCGTCCCCGCCTGCAAGAACGCGAGGAGCCATCGCAACGTCTGCGACACGTGCTGGAGCCGCGCGAAGAAGCTCCCCGACTTCCCCATCGGCGCCGGCGACCTGGACGCCGAGCTGCTCGGCCGCCAGTGGGCGCAGCGCATCCAGGCGGACCCCAGCCGCGCCCGCCGCCGGAACGGGGGACGGCGGGCCACGGGCACGCTGGCGACGGCCTGCCGGTGGCCGGGATGCGAGGGCAGGGTGGCCCGGCACGAGATGTGCCACCGGCACTGGGGGCGCCTCCGGCCGCGCCAGGACGACTGGGCCCGCGCCAGCGACGGCCAGCGGACCGCGCTGCTCCCCGTCCTCATCGCCGCCTTCGAGGAGCGGGTGGGCGGCCGCGCCACCCGCGCACAGCAGGCGGCCCGGGTGGGCGCGGAGATCCGGCGGGCGAAGACGGCGGAGAAGATCGGCGCCGGGGAGGCCAAGGCCCTCACCGCCCAGCTCTCGCGCGAGATCCGCCGGGCCGACGTCGAGGCCGACACCCCCCTCCAGACCCTCCGCGGCCTCCTGGGCTGCGACCCCGACGGCTCGGACGCCGAGGTCGTGGACGCGGTGCGGAAGCTGCAGCGGCAGGTCTACGAGCACGATCGCCATACCGAGGTCCTGGCCGGGACGCTCGGTCTCCCCGAGCTCTTCCCCCTCGAGTTCCTCGTCGAGGACGTGAAGACGCTGGCGGAGAAGAAGGAACAGCTGCGGCGCGAGCGCGACGCCATGCAGGTCTCGCTCGACCTCGCGAACGAGGCCCTCGACGCCCTCCCCTGCAGCGCCGCGCCTGACCTCGACACCCCCGCCCAGCGCATCCGGTACGCCACCTCCGCGTGGCTCGCCGAGCGGGAGGAGGCCGCCCACCTCGCGCAGCTCTGCCAGGACGCCCACACGGTGCTGGACGAGGTGCGCGGGGCAGAGTCGGGCACGCCGGCCCAGCGCATTCGGTGGCTGGTGGTGCACGACATCGCCCGGCTCCAGGCCGCCTTCTCTCGCATGGCCGAGACCCTCGGCCTTCCGTTTCCCATTCCCGTCGCCGACGTCCACGCCGAGGTCGAGCGCCTCGTCCAGCTCCAGAAGCCCGCCGCCCTCGAGGCGGCGCACCGCGAGCTCCTCTCCGTGGACTACGCGCTGGAGGGCGAGCTGCTCAAGGTCGACCGGGACGCGGTGGAGGATCTGGCGCCCGGCACCCGGGCCCAGGTGATCCGGTCCATCCGGGAGCGCCTGCGGGTGCCCGCGGAGGCGCCGCGGCTGCGGGTCGTCCGGGCGCGGCTGGACGACACCGGCCGGGTCCGCGTGCTCCTCGAGCAGGATGCGCCGGAGGACGTGCTGCTCCCCCTGGGGAACCGGGTGGCCCTCGTGGTGGAGGAGGGGCTCCAGCCGTGAACCACCTGGGGGCCTACGAGGGGCAGGAGCTGGTGACCTGGTTTGGGCGGGGCGTCCCCGTCCGCGTCCAGACCATCACCCGTACCCACGTGGACCTCCGGGACACCGAGTACTCGACCCTCTACCGGTTCCGGTGGAAGGACCAGCTCCGGCTCGCGCGCCTCCACCTGGTGCCCGCCACCCCCCACGACCGCAACCCCTTCGGCGTCGTCGAGCGCGTGCCCGAGCGCCTCGCCCTCCTCGCCGCCTTCAGCCTCGACGACCTCCAGGCCGTCGTCCGCATGGGCACCGCCGCCCAGGCGTCCGTCCGCGCCGCGGCGGAGGCCCGCATCGCCGCCCTCGCCCACCCCTCCACCCACCCCACCGAGGTCCCCGTGCACACCGACACCGACACCGACACCGACACCGACGTGGCGTTGACCACGCCGCGTGGGCCCGAGCTGCTCTCCCTGTCCCTCGAGGCCCTCACCCTGGACCCGAGCCTCCAGTGCCGCCAGGGCGGCGTGGACCCCGACGTGGTCGCCGAGTACGCGACCGCCATCCGGGAGGGCGCCACGTTCCCGCCCGTCACCGTGGTGCGCGTTGCCGGCGACGTCCCCCTCCTCCTCGTGGTCGACGGCTGGCACCGCCACGCCGCCCACGTCCAGGCCCAGCGGAAGATGATCGACGTCCACGTGGTCGACGGGACCCGGCGCGAGGCCCTCCTGCGCGCCGTGGCCGCCAACGCCTCCCACGGGAAGCAGCGCACGATGGAGGACAAGCGCCGCGCCGTGCGGATGCTCCTGATGGACGCGGAGTGGGCCGGCCTCTCCTCCCGCGAGCTCGCCCGCCTCGCCGGGGTCTCCCACACCTTCGTGGACGAGAGCCGCCGGCGCTACGGCGTCGGGCGGGGGGAGGTCGTCTCGGACGCCCGGGCCACCCACGTGGACGGCGACCTCCCCGAGGCCTGGCGCGCCATCCTCCACGACCTGCCGAGCTGGAAGGCCCACGAGGTGGAGCAGGCCCGCCTCGCCCCCGACCCCGTCGCGCTCCTCCGGGTCCACCCGTACCACGACAGCGGCAAGGCCGCGGTCGCGCTGCGCCGCCAGGAGCTCGCCGTCGAGCCCTGGCCGTGGCCCGAGGACGCCACCGCCGAGGAGGTCCGGTGGCGCTGCGGGAGCCTCGACTCCAAGGCGGACCTGGTCCAGGCGCTGACGGCGCGGGGCCCGGACGGCGCCCCGCTCGCCCCCGAGCTGCAGGACGAGCTGTACGGCGTGCTCGAGCGCGTCGAGGCCCTCCTGGGCAACGGGTACGTGGACCTCGCCCGCGCCCGCCTCGCGCTGGCCTCGCGTCCCGGGCTGCTGGAGCTGGTCGCCGCCCGCACCCTCCGGGACCAGGAGGAGGACGCGAAGCGCCAGGAGCGAGAGGCGAAGGCCGGCGAGACCGACCCCTACCGGGTCGTCCAGCGCATCCACCAGGCGCCGAACGCCATCGACCAGGCCGCCCTGCTCCGCACGGCGCCCGAGGCCGCGCGGAAGCTCGTGAGCACGCAGAAGCTCTTCCCCGAGGTCCGGGACGGCGCGTACCGCGACATCGTGGACCGGCTCCACACCGCCCCTCGGTGCCCGGACCCCGCGTGCCAGGGGTGGTGCGAGCCCATGCAGTACGGGGCGCCCCAGTGCACCATCTGCCGCGGCACCGTCGCGAACACCGAGCGCCGGATGCGGAGGGACCTCGCCGGCGCGGGCAGCCTGCTCGGGCACGCCGGCTACGGCTTCCGGGTCCACACCGCCCATGGGCCCGCCGACATCACCGACGACGTCGCGGACCTCGTCGCCCAGCTCCAGGCCGCCGCGGCCGAGGGGGGCGTGGCCTGGACCCGCTGGCTCGGGACCGCCCCCGTGGGGATCCGGCAGGAGATGTACCGCGTCCTCGAGTCCGAGTTCGAGGGCAAGCTCTTCGTGGATCACAAGGTCAAGGCGGACCTCGAGCCGGAGGCGGACCGTCCGGCCAGCGAGGGCGAGGGGGCCGAGGGGGAGGAGGTGGCCGATGCCTGACGGACGCCGCCTGGTCTCCCAGGACCGACTCCTGCAGCTCAAGACCATGGCCCGCGACGGCGTCGCCGAGGGCGCCCTATTCGAGCTCCCGTGCGCGGAGATGGTCCAGCTCCTCGAGCACATCGACACCCTCGGCGCCGCCCTCGACCTCGAGGCCGGGGACTACTGCCGGGTGTGCGGGTGCACCCAGAACAACGCCTGCGAGGGCGGCTGCGCCTGGGCGGAGGAGGGGCTCTGCACCGCCTGCGCCGAGCTCCTGGACGCCGAAGAGCAGGCTCGGCTCGGTCCGTGCCCGAGCTGCTCCGGGACCGGCGACCGGGGCGAGCCCGAGCCCTGGTGCTCCACCTGCGACGGGACCGGGAAGGCGCCGCGCGCCGAGGCGCAGAAGGCCGGCGTCCTCCGGTGGATGCGGGCGGAGATCGCGGACGGCGGCTACCGGGACCCCGCCACCGGCGAGCCCGAGTACACCCAGCTCGCCGAGGCCGCCGCGGAGCACTTCGGCCGCGACGCCTGGCTCGACGACGAGCAGCACCCGGTGTGGGACTGGGCGATCGAGGCGTTCGAGGAGGTGGCCCGTGGCTGACCTTCGCGCCTTGACCCTGTGGCCCGAGTGGGCGTGGGCGATCCACCACCTCGACAAGCGCGTGGAGAACCGCGGCTGGCCGATCCCCGCCGGCGAGTGGTTCGCGTTGCACGCGGGGAAGAGTCCGACGGGACCCGGCGCGAGGCCCTCCTGCGCGCCGTGGCCGCCAACGCCTCCCACGGGAAGCAGCGCCCTCGGCATCGCCCGCTACCGCACCCCGCTCCAGCGCGACAACGGGCGCGACCACCGCCTCGACGCCACGGAGGAGGCCGCGAGGTGGCGCGGCACGAGCATCCCGGGGGTCACCGGATGCCCGTTCTGGACCCCCATGCGCGTCCGCCCGCCGAAGCGCGTCCGCCCGAAGCCGTGGTGGGCGCGCCTCTGGGCCGCGGTGTGGGGGCCTCCGGCGTGACCGTCCAGGTCGCCATCGCGGACGAGCTCCTCACGGAGGCCGAGGTCCTCCGCCGGGTGCCGGGACGTGACGCGGCCGTGCGGGACTGGCTCCGTGGCCTGGGCATCGCCCGGCGCGGCCCCTCGGGGCTCCGGGTGTACCGCTGGGCGGAGGTCCTCGCCGCGCTACCGCTGGACGCGCCCCCGGCGCCGGCGGCGGTCGCCCCCACGGCCCCGGTTACGCTCCGCCGGTCCTCGAGGCTCTGATGGCCCGTCCTCCCCGGCGTCCAGCTCCTCGCAGCGTCGGCCCGGTCCGCCTGCGGGTCATCCGCGGCCCCCACCCGCGGGACGAGCGGCGCTGGTACTGGAGGGCCGAGCGGTACGCTCGAGGGGGCACCGAGACCCTCTGGACGGGGTGGGGCACCGTCGAGGACGCCGACCAGGCGGTGGCCGCGCTCGTCGCCGGCGTGGTGACGCCGACCCAGGCCGACGTGACCACCGTTCGGGACCTCCTCTCCCTCTGGCACGGGACGATCGAGCACCGCGCCGACCTCGCTCCCGCGACGATCGACAGCTACGGCAACGCTGCCGTCCGGCTCTCCACCATCCTCGGGGCGGTCCCCATCGAGCGGCTCGACCGCGGCGCCCTCGAGCGGTACCGCGACCAGACCCTCCGCCTGGGGCGCGCCGCGCGGAGCGTCGAGACCGATCTGAAGATCCTGCGCCAGGCCTGGCGCTGGGGGACGGAGCTGGCCCTCGTCCCCCTCCGGGTGCTGCCCGCGGTCCGGGTCCACCTCCCCGAGCTCCATCACCCCCGGCCGACCGGGGAGCAGGTCGCCCAGGTGCTCACCCAGCTCCGCGGGCCGAGCCGGCTCCACCTCCTCCTCCTCTGGAGCACGGGCTGCCGGGTGAGCGAGATCGGGAGCCTCCGGCGACGGGACGTGCGGGAGTCCCCGACCCGGATGTGGCTCACCGTGGTGGGCAAGCGCCGCTCCCGCCAGGTCCCCCTCCCCGACACCGCCGCGGACGCCCTCCGCGCCTGGATGGCCCTCCACCCCGGCCCCGAGGAGGGATGGGTGCTGGGGCGGACCCCCGGCAGCGCCCGCGAGCTCCTCCACCTCCACCTGAAGGCCGCAGGGGCGCCATGGACCCCACACGACCTCCGACGGGCCGCGGTGGACCAGCTGTACCGCCGGGGCATCGACGTGGGCACGGCGGCGGCCATGCTGGGGCACTCCCCGGCCGTGGCGCTCAAGCACTACCGGCGGGCGGTGGAGGCGGACCTCGAGGCCGCGCTCACCACCTCGGGCCTCGGCGCCGTGCCCGAGCTCCCGGCGCCCGCCCGGGAGGCGGAGGCGAGCGGCGGGGCGATCGTCCGCCTCGACGTCGTCCGCCGGGGGCGGCGGAGACCCGCACAGCCGCCCGCACAGGGTCCAGGAAAACCACCGTTGGAGTAGGCCAGATGAACATTACCACGTGTAATCGCAACGGGTCGAAAACCGACCGTTCAACCCCGATCGGGTGATCCCACACGATCGCGGTGTGCGGGCCCCGACAGGCCCAGGACCCGCACAACCCGCACAACCGGCAGCGCTGCCGGACCCTCACCCGCGGCGCAGCACGTACCCCCGCGCCTCCCCCACCTTCCCCCGCCAGAGCCGGTACCCCGGCGCCGGCGACGACCCCGCCCGGGACAGCAAGTGGCCCAGCGCGATCGGGTCCGACACCCCCAGGCCGCTTGCCCGGGCCAGCGGCACCAGCTCCGCCGCCGACCGCGGCGCGCCGGCCTACCGCGTGTGGATGACGCTCGCCTTCACGTCCATCGCCTTCTGGCACTCGGCCGAGAGCTCGGCGCGGTGCTCCTCGAGGCAGTCGTCCAGCGGCACGACCTTGACCGGGGCCGTCGGGTCGGCGGGCTTCGGGATGACGCCCTCGCACACGCCGCCCTTGCGGGTGGTGTAGCGGCAGGCGGCGTTGAGCGCGTCGTTCGCGTCGTTGATCGCGTCCATGTACGCGGGGCACGCCGGGTCCACCGGCTTCGTCGCGGCGGCCCACTCCACGCAGGAGTCCGTCGCGTACTTCTGGTTCGCGCAGGGGTTGATGGCGGTGACGGCGCCCGAGGCGACCCACTCCGCCTTCTGCGCCTCGCACCACGCGGAGACGTCGGCCCACTTGCCCTTGAGCCCGGCGCAGTAGGTCTCCCGCGCCGCGTCGCACTCGTGGCCGGTGTAGGCGACCTCGGCCGTGGCGACGACCGGCGCGGGCTCCACGGGCACCACCGGGGCCGGGTCCACCGCCGGGGCCACCGGCGCGAGGTCCACGGTGGGCGCGGTCGGCTCGAGCTCGGGCCCGGTCGGGCGGGTGGCGAGGTAGCGGCCGCCGGCGGCGCCGCCGATGCCGAGGGTGGCGAGGAGGGCGAGGAAGATCGGGGGGGAGAGGCGGGAGGGCATCGGGGAGGGCATGGGGGGTCAGGTCCTGGTGGTGAAGCGCCGCCGGAGCACGAGCCCCAGGACGGCGACGTAGACGCCCACCACCGCGAGGGCGTGGGCGAGGTGGTGGAGGAGGGAGGTCACGCGACGTCCCATCCGCTGCCGGGGCGAGGCGTGGGCGGCGTGTCGTAGACGTCGGGGTCCCGGCGGCCTCGCGCGAGCCAGTCACGTAGGGCGCGGCGGGCACGGCGGTGGGCGGCGTGCTTGACCCGGGCGGCGATGCGGGCGCCGGCGGTGACCAGCCTCCGCGCCTCGCGCAGGTCCGCGGTGACAAGGGCGCGGGTCACGCCGCCTTCCGTCGCGCCGCTCGCCGGGCCTGGCGCTGGCGCTGCCGGGTGAGCCGGGCCTCGGCCTTCGCGGGGTCCGGGAACACCAGGTCCACGAGGCGCGCCGCGGTCCGCTCGATCGCCTCGTCCACGGCCTCCTCGGCAAGCTTGCCGACGTGGCCGGGGAGCAGGTCCTCGATCGGCGTGAGGAAGTCGAGCAGCTCGGCGACGACGTCCACGGCCTCGTCCCGGGTGACCCCGCCCGCCACGGCCGCGGCGATGGTGGCCTGGAGCTCGGCGAGGGCGCCGCGGCGGCCGAGGGCGGCGATGTAGAGGAGGGGCAGGGCGGCGAGGTTCACGAGGTGCTCCGGGGCCGGTGCTCGGCCTTGATGCGGCCCAGGCACACGAGGTCCGGGCGGTAGTGGAGGCGGTGGAGCTGGACGAAGGCCCGGGGGTCGTCCCCGTGCGTGGTGCTCCGGCCGCCCGAGGCGCCCAGGACGGCGTTCCGTCCCACCACGACCATGACGTGGGTGATGCGGTTGTCCTCCCCGTAGAAGGCCAGGTTGAAGGGCTGCTCGTCCCCCTCGGCGACGGGGTCGCAGATCATCGCGAGGCCGCGGCTGTTGCGGTCCGGCTCCCCGGCGTCGAGCTCGCCGGCCTCCACGAGGACCTCCTGGGCCTCGCCGCTGCAGTCGGAGTCGTCCCGGTCCGAGCCGGGGAGGAGCGCCGTCGCGGGCGAGCCCTTCGCCCAGCCGTAGGGGTGGCCCCAGCGGCGGAGCGTGCGCACCACCCGCGGGTCGTCGAGGGCGAGCTCGGGCCAGATGATGGCGCTCACGGCCGCCCCCGGCAGATGCGCCCAGGAACCGCGTGACGGCGGGCACGGCGCCGAGCGCGCTTCTCCTCGGCGCGGCGGGCGCGCTGCTCTGCCTCGCGGATTTCCTTCCCGAGGCGCTCGGCCATCGCCTTCGCCTGAACGGCGGTGACCTCTGGGATCTTGGACCAGTCCGGGCGCAGATTCACTCCCCCCTCCCCCGCCGCCCGCCGGCGACGATCTCGGTGATAGCCTCGCCCACCTTCGCGACGGCGCCGGCGGCGTGGTCGCCCAGGGCGTTGGCGCCGACCGTGAGCCCGAGGGCCCAGGTGAGCTTCTCCACCACCAGGCGGACGAGGTCCTCGTCCAGCTCCAGGAGGTGCCCGCCTCCGACGGCGACCAGAACGGCGACGGTGTACCACCGGAGGGCCTGGAGCTTCCGGGACGGCCGGGCCCCGGAGTCGTCGCCGATGACCCACCGGCCGGCCCGCACGGTCGCCCCCGCCGCCCGCTTCGCCCCCTCGAGCGCGCTCATCGCCGGTCCTCGAGGAGGCGGTCCAGCTTCGCCTCGATGCGGTCGAGGCGCTTCTCCAGGGCCTCGATCGCCTTCCCCTCCACCGCGGCGTGGTCGGTGAGGCGGCGGTCCTGCTCGGCGCGGACGTCGGCCACGATGGCGGCCACGTCCTCGCGCAGGGTGTCCAGGTCCCCGTCCCGGGTGACGATGCCCCCGGCGGCCGAGGCGCCGCCGCCGAGGAGGACGGTGACGAGGCCGATGAGGGCCGCGGCCGGGATGGAGACCGTGATGCTCCGCTGCAGCCAGCTCGGGGTCTTCTCGGGCATCAGTACCCTCCGAACGGCCAGGGGACGCCGCCGGCGACGACGATCATGCGGTGGGCCTCGGCCCCCTCCACCACCAGCGCGGCGAGGTCGGCGCGCTCGGCCGCCTCGAGCTCGCCGGCGACGGCGGTGGCCTGGCCGGTGGGGGCCTGGATCTCGGTCACGTCGCCGAAGGCCTCGGCGCAGGCGAGGATGGACGAGGCGAACATCAGTAGGTCCTCCGGAAGACGACGGCCTGCTCCGTGGCGGCGTCACCGCCGCTGGAGATGCGGACCCCGACGTGGGTGGACGGGGGGCTCACCACGGCCTGTCCGGTCCGGCCGGTGGGGCTCTCCACCACCCCGGACCAGGTTCCGAGCGCGTAGCGGGGGGCGGCGTAGCGGGTGAACGCGATGCCAGCGGCACCGTGGTAGGTGCCGTCCATCAGGCACTGGTCCGCGTCGGGCGTCTGGGCCATGGCGTGCATCGGCGAGATCGGCTGCCACGTCGTCCCGCCCACGGCGTAGATGCCGGCGTGGTTGATCCCGTTGGTGGTGTAGTTCCACCCCAGCGAGGTGCCGTTCGGCGCCGTGTTCGTGCGCCAGGTCGAGCCCATGTCCCCCGAGGCCCCCGACACCATCCCGCCGTACCGGTAACCGTCGCTCTCGGCATACCCGCTCGGCGAGGTGGGGGCGGTCAGGATGGCGCCGAAGTGGGTGTGGTAGACCGCGGTGGAGGTCTGGTACTCGATCTCCAGGTCCTTCGCCGAGACGATGCACGCGAGCTTCACCGCGGCGGCGGACGGGGCGAACCGGTAGTACCCGGCGAAGGAGCACCCGGAGAAGGGCGCGGCCTGGTTCCAGCCCGCGTAGGCCCCGCTGGCGTTGATGCAGAGGCCGATCAGGATGTTCGCGGCGGTGTAGGTGTCGGCCGTGCCCACCATCGTGGGGGACGGCGACGGGGTGCTGGCGTTGTGCACCGCGATGATGATGCGCCAGTTCCGCGGGCCGAAGGCGGAGGAGTAGATGCTCTCCGACCCGGCGGTGGTGTCCCGCGTCCAGGTGAGCGCCGAGATGGTCTCCGAGGACAGCGGGTCGGTGGTGACCGCGAACGCCGCGGCGAGCGCGGCCATGATCCCCGCGGCGTCCGCGGAGGCGATGGCCTGGTAGCCGGTCCAGTAGCGGGTGGGCATGGTCAGAGGATCCCGACGGTGAGGGTGGCGGTGAGCGAGGCGAAGCCGAAGTGGATGAAGTTCATCCCCAGCACGATGGGCCCCGACGAGCTCGTGGAGCCCGGGGAGCGGAGGCGCATCGACCGGATCACGGCCGCACCTCGGACACGCCGACCGAGTAGGCCGCCGAGACGGTGGCGCTGAAGACGTAGAACTGGGCGGGCGCCTCCTTCCCCGACTTGTTCGGCCCGATGACGAACGAGTAGTCCCCGTAGGCCGGCACCGTGACGAACTTCAGGGCCGCCCCCGAGGCCTCATCCGCCGGCGGGGAGGTGTTGCTCGGGATGGCGACCTTGATCGCGTCTGCGTGCGCGGTCACGATGTACTCGAGCGCCCGGTCCCGGGTCACGTTGACCCGTCGGACGTTGCCGGCCGACGAGCTGCAGGTGCCCCCGTCGACAAAGGGGAGGCTGGGGATCGTGGGGAGGGTCAGATCGTGCGCGGCCATGGTCCACCGTGGTTACGTGGGGGGAGAGGGAACAACCGATGCTTCTCGTCCTCGCGGCCTGCTTCCTGCCCGCCGACCCAACGCAGTGGCAACTCTGCCAGGCGAGATGGGAGGTGGCCTGCGAGTGCGAGGACCCGATGCTGACAGGCAACAGCGGCGACGGCTCCCCGGACTGGGCGTGCCACCAGGACGTGGACGAGCAATGCGCCGAGGTGGACCCCGATCTGTGCGATCCGAAGTCGGCCAAGTTCGACGCGGAGGGGTGCGAGCAACTGCACCAGTGGGAAGAGAACCCCTCGGAGTACGAGTCCCTGGAGCAGTGCCAGCTTCGCGCGCTGCAACACGGCTGCGACCGGGACGCCTACGCCGCCTGCGGCGAGGCCTGGGAGGCGAGTCACCCGTAGCTTCACGACCGCACCGCCTTCCGCAGCGCGGGGCGCAGGGCGACGGTGAGGGTGAGGAGGCCGTCCCCGCGGGTGCGGATGCCGAGGAGGACGCCCGGCCGGGCGGAGAGCGCCATGGCGCTGTCCTGGACGGCGACGGGGAGGCACCGGCGGGCCCGGATGTAGCGGGCCTCGGGGACGTCGTACGAGACCACCGGCCAGGGCACCGCGCGGAGCTCGGCGAGTGCCTCGAGCACCCGCCAGGCGGTCTCGTCCGAGTAGACGATGGCGGTCTCGAGGGTGAGCTCCCGTACCCCGAACCGGGCGCGGGACGTGGTGCACGCCGGGTGCGACCGGATGATGTCCGAGTCCTCCACGAGGTCCTCGTCGGCGCCGAGGGTCACGCTCCCCACGTGGGTGCCCTTCATCCGGGAGATCGCGTACTGGAGGGTGATCCGGTTCACGACCTGGCTGCTGTCCTCGACCATGGAAGACGACCGCTCCACGTCGGGGTCGGAGTCGGCGTCGATGACGAGGACGGCGTCCGTGGCGGTGAGGTCGCCCCGCCACACGTGCCAGAAGAGGCCCTGGGGCCCGGTGTCCACCGAGACCGGCACCAGGGGGAGCAGGTTGTTCCGCACCCAGTCCCAGGGGCGCACGCGCCGCTCGATGACGCCGGCGAGCTCGAAGGAGGCCAGCGCCGGGCGGGTGGCCGCGATGCGGCCCCGGTCCAGCTCGAGGCCGGTGAAGCCGAGCACCAGCTCCAGGACCTGGTCCGCGGTGCGGACCTCCTCCCCGTCCACGGTGATGCCCCCGCCATCGGTCTCCGGGTCCAGCCACCCCACGTAGAGGCGGTTCTGGACCGTGTCCCCGTTCTGGTTGAAGGAGCCGTCCAGCGACGGGTTCCCCAACGCGTAGTAGTCGACGAGGTCGGTGTCGGTGCCGGCGTAGCTGTAGGTGTACGCGCCGTCGTAGTCGTCTTCCGGTGCGCCGGCCGGGCCGGCGACGGTGAACCACGGGATGAACGAGACGGGCTGGCCCAGCTCATCGAACCCCGTCCGCACCTCGAAGCGGTACCCCTCGGGGTAGTCCTCGGTGCACAGGTACACCCGGGTCGCCGTGACGTGGCCGTAGGAGACGACGCACCGGCACTCGGTGACGGGATGCGAGCCCCCCGGGTCGGTGTCGCGCCGGTCGACCCACACGGCGACGGAGCCGGGGATCCAGGCGTTGAGGTCGACGCTGGCGAAGCTGGGCAGGGTGGGCAGGCGGCCCGCACCGCCGGTGAGGCGCCCGGGCCGGCCGAAGACGATCGGGTACGGGACGCCGAGGTGCTCGACGAGGAGCGAGTCGGCGTGCGCCCACGTGTAGCCGTCCACCCGCCAGCTCGGCGCGTGCGTGAGGCCGGCCTCCTCGGTGAGGCGGGTCTCGATGGAGAACCCGACAGGGTCGGCCTCGTCCCCCCACTCGGGGTCGGAGATGGTCCCGACGACGACCGGGCGCCGCTCCTCCCAGGTGGTCCCCTCGACCCAGCGGGCCAGCTCGGCGCGCGCGCCCGCGAGCGCGTGGCCCTCGGCCACGAGCTGGGCCACCGTGGTCCCCTCGACGTCGAAGAACGCCCGGATGGGCACGGAGAGCTGGCCCGCGTTGCCGGCCATGAACTCCACCGCCTCCTCGGTCTCGGGGAGCTCGGCGAAGGCGTCGGCGAAGTGGAGGACCTCGCCGTTCTCGCGGGTCACGTCCACCTCGGCGTCCGAGACGCGGATGAGCCCGCCGCCCCAGCGGACCTCGAGCAGCCAGCGCACGGGCTGGTCGGCGGCGGTGAGGACGTCGCGGGCCACTACACCACCTCCTCGAAGCGGAGGGGCGGGATGCGGAAAACCTCGCCGGGGTCCCGGTGCTCGTTGCCCGTGACCTGGTCCGCGCGGAGGACCTCGGAGCGGATGCGGCTGTAGAGGAGCCGGGACGGGTCGACGATCCGGATGGGAGAGGTCGCCGTCGGGGCGCCGACCTGCTGCCGGACGCCGGGGGCCAGCACCACCGGGAGCCGCGGCCCTTCGGTGGTCTGCAGGATGCCGGCCAGCGTGGAGAGGAGCGCCGGCGGCGAGGCCCAGGGGCGCGCCCCGGTGTAGCCGGCCGTCATCCACTCCGGCGCCTCGCCCTGGGTGTGCAGGCCGGTGGTGTCCAGGCCCTGGGGCCAGCCCACCTCGACCCGGCGGCCCTGGGGCGCCAGGCGCTGGACGCGGAGCCCGCCGCGGGGGGTCTCGGACACCCGGACGCGGGGCACCCACTCCACCGCCCGCCCGTTCCCCCACTGGGGGGTGAGGAGGTGGACGTTCCCGATGATGACGGAGCCCAGCTCGAAGTAGTCCTCCGCCACGTCCTGGGGCGGGATGCGGAGCATGATCCGGTTCGTGCTCTGGAGGGTCGGGGCGATGAACAGGCCCGTGGGGCTCCAGAGCTCGCCGGAGCTGCCGCTCGAAGCGTCGCCGGCGTCGTAGCTCTCGAGCACCACCCGGGTGGACGGGTAGGCGGTGTAGCCCTCGGAGAGCCAGCTCCCCGCCCGGTTGGCCTTGATGCGGCGGGAGAGGGTGCCGTTGTAGAAGGTGCCCCCCGCCAGGAGGCCCTCGTGGAGGTAGAAGGGCACCTCGGTGCCGCCCGGGCCGGGGATGACGAGGTCGCGGGTGCGGGTGAAGACCAGGCCGCCCGACAGCGCCAGGTCGATGTCCACGATCTTGTTGGTGGCCGAGCTGTCGCGGTAGACCGAGGCGTTGCGGAAGTTCGCGCCGGACACGAACACGCCCACCAGGTCGCCGGCGTCGAAGCCGAGGTCGACCTCCCAGATCAGGTCCTGGTTCGTGCCCCGGGTGGTGGACCGCCACCGCCGGGCCGGGCTCGGGGCCACGGAGACGTCCACCGCGCTGGCCGGGTGCGCGTGCTCGCACGCGTGGTCCCAGGTGTCGCCCTGGTAGGTGGGGCCGTCGACGGCGTGGATGCGGAGGCCCTCGACGACGTGGGCGGGCGAGCTCGCCGGGCAGTAGGCGCGGCCGCGGTCCGGGTCGCCGGCGGGGTCGTCCCCGGCGATCCACTCGCCGTAGTCGAAGGCCCGCATCCGCCACGTCGCCGTGCCCGCCGCCGCGAAGCCGGACTTCACCTCGGAGTAGGTGCCCGCCGTGGAGGCGATGGTGGTGGAGTCCTCGAGGTCCGTCCAGACGCGGTCCGCGTTCGGGCCGGGGTTGAGCGCGCCGCCCCAGGGGCCGCTCTTGCGGTACTTCGTGACCAGGTGCCCGACGTCGGCCGACCAGGCGCCCGTGGGCTTCGACAGCGCCACGAGGATCTGGACGCCGTCCGCCCCGTCGGTGGTGGACAGGGGGGTGCCCAGGTCGACGCCGGCGCCGAGGTCCCGGACGGTGATGGTGGTGGGGGAGACGGTGACCCGGACCGCGTAGCAGTCGGTGCCGTCGGAGATCGTCACGTCGTGGACGGCGTCCCCGTCCTCCACCATCACCTGGAAGAGGGCGAGGATGCCGTTCGCCGCGTCGGCGCCCAGGGTCGGCCGCTGGTAGAACACCCAGCTCTCGCCGCCGGCGACGACGGCCTTCACGCCGCCGTCCACCCGGGAGATCGTCGGGGACCCGGAGGTCACCTCGGTGTGCCCCGTGATGTCCCCCGGCTTCTCGAAGCCGAGCCAGATCTCCTCCCAGCCGGACACGTTGCCGCGCCGGTTGAGCGAGGCGTCCTCGGGCATGGCGAAGGTCGACCAGCCGCCCAGGTACGCGGCACAGAGCGAGTCGTCCCCGGTCCCCGGGTTGGCCCCGTAGCGGTGGAGCAGGATGGCGCGGCCGCGCTCGGGGACCACCGCGAGGTCCTTGAGGTAGGTGCTCGCGTCGCCCGAGGCGTGGATGGTGACGCCGTCGGGGTGGTGACCGCCCTTGTAGGGGGTGTACCAGGTCGAGGCCCCGCCGCCCTCCCACGAGGTGACCACCACCGTCTCGTTGGTCCCCGAGCCGTCGAAGTCGCGCCCGTAGATCCAGATCGCCCCGTCGTCGTCGACGAGCAGCGCGCACTCCGCCGCGGTGAAGGCGCCGCCCGAGTACGCGCCCCACTCGGTGACGTCGGCCAGCGAGGTGGCGGTGACCGACTCGGTGGCCGTCCACGGGGTGGAGGGCGAGCTGCTCTTGCGGAGCTTGGGGACGTAGATGGACGCCGAGAGCGTGGCGTCCCGCTCGATGGTGGCCAGGTACAGGGTGTCCCCGCGGACCTGCAGGTCCGGCGCGGCGACGTCGGAGGTGGCCACCGTCTCAACCGCGGTGAGCGTGGCCCCCCCGTCGGCGCTCACGTACTGGAGGAGGTGGTCGGCGCCACCGTCCTGGTGCCAGAGCACCACCGCCACCCGGCCCTTGAACCACCGCGCACGGATGCGGAGGATGTCGGCCGCGGCGACCCCGAGGGGCTGGGAGAGGCAGGCCCGCGACCCGAGCGTCCAGGTGGCCCCGCCGTCGTCCGAGTACTGCATCCGCAGCTGGCACGCCGAGGTGGCGACCGAGAAGGTGTAGAGGACGATCAGCCGGCCGTCCGGGTCCTCGAAGATGGAGGCCACCGTCTCGTCGCCCGTCTGCTCCACCTCCACCAGCGTCCAGTCCCCGTCGGCCTCCTGGACCCCAGCGTACACGGTGTCGAGCTCGCGGACCGCGGCCGCGACCACCCGGCCCGAGGCGCGCCGCACCCCGTCGAAGCGGGTCCAGTAGTCGGCGGTGGTGGAGCGGTCGATGTGCTCCCACTCGGTGATCAGGATGGGCGGGTCCCAGGAGCGGAGGCCCTCGCCGGCGTAGCGCCAGCGGAAGGTGGCCGTGCCGATGCCGCCCGCGCGGCTCGTCGCGATCTCGATGTCGTCGAGCGTGGTGTCGAGCTCGCCGGTGGCCTCGAGGACCATCGCCGAGGGCGTGGCCGGGACGGGGGCGCCGGCGCGGGGCCCCGCCTCGGTCGTTCCGGTGAGCGGTACCCCCAGAGTCCCCGTGTGGGGCACGAGGAGGACGGTGAGGTCGGCGGTGGGCTGGAGGAGCGACATCTACCCGCGCCTCCACCCGGTGGGCCAGGACTGGGTGTCGTTCCGGAGCCGCGTGGAGAAGCGTCCGCCGGCCGCGTAGGCGTCGGCCATCACCACGTCGAGGTCCCGGTGGCGGTACCGGTTGATGAGGTACACGTCCCCGCCCGCGGCGGCGGCGGGTGCCCCGGCGTTCATGTCGCGGATCGCCTCCTCCCCGAGCTGGGCGGTGGCCCGGCTGTTGAGCACCGCCTCGTTGCGGAGGAGGGTGGCGTTCACCTCGTCGGGGCCGGCGCCGCCGTGGAAGGAGGGCGTCTCGGCGCCGATGGCGATCAGTTGGGCGGCGCCGAGGCCCCCGACGACCAGCGAGAGGGGGATGTTGGGGAGGGCCTCGACGACGGCGGAGGCGGTGTTGACCGCCGCCTCGGCGAGCGCCGCGCCCTTCTGGATGGCGAAGGTCCGCAGCGCCGCGTCCCGCTGGAGCTTGATGCGCTTCTCGAGCTCCGCCTTCTGCCCCTCGGTGAGGAAGGCCTCGGACTCCTGGGCGTAGGTCTCGAGCCGGTTCAGGATGGTGAGCCGCCGGTCCAGCATGGCGCCGAAGGCGTCGCCCACCGCGCCCGCGGCCTGGCTGGCCAGCTCGGCGCTCCGGGTCCAGGTCTCCGCGTTCGCCTTGAGCTCCAGCTCGCGCGCCTTGGCCTTCTCGGCGGTCTCCTTCTCCCGGATCTTCGCGAGCTCGCCCGAGAGCCAGGTGGCGATCGCCGCCTCGTCCTCGGCGTACTTCTGGGTGGACATGCCCGCCGCCTCGGCGTTGGCCACCCGCATCTCCAGCTCGGCCTGCAGGCGCGCCGCCTCGCGCCGGGCGGCCTCCTCCTGGGTGTCGTCGAGCGCCACGATCTTCTCGTGGAGCTGGTCGAGCGCGGCAACGTTGCCGAGGATGAGCCGCTCGTCCTCGGCCAGCCCGGCGCTGTACGCGGCGCGCTGCCGGTCCGCGTCCGCCTGGGCCTCGCGGACCATCCGCTCCGCCTCCGCCTGCCGCTTGAGCGCCGCGGTGAGGGCCTCCTTCTTCCGCTTCGCCTCGTCCTCGAGGGTGATGACCTCCCCGGTCACCTCCACGTTCTCGCGGAGGACCTTCACTGTGTCGTCCAGGGCGCCCTGCAGGGCGGTGGCCTCGGCCGCGTACTCGGACGAGGAGGTCGTGAGACCGTCGATCGCCTGGGAGAGGAACCAGCCCGCGAGGCCCGTCCCGCGGAAGTCCTCGCTGTTGTCCACGAGCTGGGTGGAGACGGCGGCGGAGGCCTCGCGCACCTCGTTCAGCCGGTCCCGGGTCTCGGTGGTAGCGTCCGACCAGGTGCGGTACGCGCGGTCCGCGTTGCGCTCGAGGTCGGCCTGGGCTTCGGTGATGAGCCCGGTCGCCACCGCCAGGTCCAGCGTCGCGTCCGCGGTGTCGCGGAGGAGCGGCTCGATCGCCTTCTGCGCCGCCTCTACCTCGCCAGCGATGAGCGTCGCCCGCTCGGACTCCTCGTTGTAGCTCCGCCACGCGAGGTACCCGGCGCCCACCGCCGCGGTGAGCGTCGCCGCCGCCGTGCCCAGCGTCGCCAGCGAGATGCCGGCGGACTCGCCCGCGAGCGCCCCGACCTCGACGGCGTCGAACAGGTCGTTCACGAACCGGGAGGCGTTGGCCGCCGCGGGCCCCAGCGTCGCGTCGAGGATGCCGGCGAGCTTCGCGCCCGACTGGCCGGCCTTGCCCGCCGCGTCGCCCAGCACCCGGTACCCGCCGGCGGCGTCCTTCGCGGCTCCGCCCGCCCGGCGCGCGGCCTGCTCGGCCTGGCGGATCTCGCGCGAGAGCTGGCCGGCAAGAGCCTTCGCCTCCTTGCCCCCGATCTCGGGGATCTTCGCCAGCTCGGCGCGGAAGTTGTCCAGGCGCGCGGCGATGTCGATCCCGACCTGTTCAGCCACCGGCGCCTCCGTTCATCCGCGCCACGATGCGGGCGTGGAGCTCGGGGAGGAGCACCTTCACCTTCGCCTTCACGGGGCCGGTGAGGAGCAGCGGCACGAGGTACCGGCCGTCGCTGGCCCGCTCGCTCGCCACCACCCGGTAGTACTTGCCCGCCTCCACCCCCTTGCCGGCGGAGGAGCGCTTCGCGTGGAAGACGAGCGCCGCGCCCGTGCCGGTCCGCTTGGCCTCGTAGTACTCGGCCTGGGTGATCTCGCGGACCTCGGTGGACAGCCGGCCGGGGCGGTGCACGTACAGGGGCACGAGCTTGCCGCTCTTCCCGGCGGCGCGGGTGTCGGTGCTCACCACGCCGACCCGGACCTCTCGCTCGGAGATGGTGGTGCGACGGACGATGTCCCCGGACCGCCCCGTCTCGCGCTCCACCCCGCCCGGGCCGTACCAGTCGGCCCGGGCCTTCGCCACCACCTCGTCGGCGTGCGCCTCGAGGACGGAGACGATCCCCCCCGCCGCCTGGTCCGCCAGCCGGCGCACCATCGCCTCGAGGTCCGAGGTGAGCGTGACCGTCACGTCCCCGTCCCGGAAGACCGTCTGGCTCACGAGGCGCCCCCCCGTGCACGCTCCGCGTCGCGCCGGCGCCGGGCAGCCTCGAAGGCGGCCGGCAGGCGGACGGCGGCGCCCGGGGGCGTGTTGGCCTTCCCGGAGCGGCCTTCGCGCTGGAGGGTGTCGAACGCCATCACGAGGGCCTTGTCGTCGGGGGAGAGGTTGTCGAACCAGCGCAGGTCGCCGTGACCCCAGGTCAGGGAGAGCCGGAGGGCGAGGAGGTCGAGCCCGCCCCTCCGGCCCCGGAGAAATCCGCCTTGGCCTTCACCTCGGCGTCCGTGGGCACCAGGGTCGGAACGATCTGCTCGTAGATGGCCGCGGCCGCCCGGAGCAGCTCGGCCTGGTCGAACGAGGCGGCCTTGAGGGGCTGCTGCCCGCGCGCCTTGTCGGCCTCGAGCTCTGCCTCGGTCGGGGGGGTCGCCAGCCAGTTGTAGACGGCACCGCCGTACACCAGGGCGTCGCACCCGCTGTCCCCGTAGGTGACACCCGCGGCGCGGCCGATGCGGGTGCACAGCCCGACGAGCGCCGCGCCCGCCCGGTACAGGGCGAGGCCGGGCGCGCGCCGGCGGAGGGCGCGGTCCCAGGCCACCACGAGCTCCATGCGCTCGATCTGGCCGGGGAGGACCACCGCGTGCTCGCGGCCGAGGAGGGGGACGCGGGTCACGCGAACGCCACCGAGCCGCTGATGTCGTGGCTCATGATCCGGGCGGTGCCCTTCACCTGGATCTTGCCCGGGACCCCGGTGGCGATCCCGAACTTGATCTCGTTGTACTTCAGGGTGAGGGTGACGTCCGAGCCGGCGTAGTTCGACCGCTCCACGGTCCACACGCACTTCAGGAGGTAGGCGTCGTACCCGCCGCGGGCGGTCGGGAGCATGGACACCGCGGTGGACCAGGTGCCGAGCTTGGCGATCACGTCGACGAGCGACGCGTCCGTGCCGTCCGCCCACCCCACCAGGTCCGCCTCGAACTCCCACTCGACGTCGATGTAGCCGGTGGCCCGGATGGAGTAGGTCGCGCCGGTCTTGTCCTTGAACGCGGTGAGCTGGCGCTGGCCCTCGGAGAAGTCGCCGGCCTTGAAGGTGCCGTTCTCGTAGAGGACGGTCCAGGTCTTCGGGGTGCCGGTGTTGTCGGAGATGACGAAGACCCCGTCGTTCGGGACGAACGGGCAGAGAGCGAGGGACATCGGGGACTCCTACGCGATGGGCAAGGCGTGGTAGGCGGAGAAGGTCAGGGTGTGGCGGGTCCACTCCCCGCCGGGGAGGCGCTCGCGCCGGGTGTCAACCCAGAACACGGCGCAGTCGAACGGGGACGGCTTGGAGATGGCCGCGGCGATGGCGGCGCGCTCGGCGGCCAGGCCGACCTCGTAGGAGGTGACCTGGGCCTTGGGGCTCACCCGGGAGAGGAAGCGCACCACCACGCTGGTCTCGGTCAGCGTCGTCCCCTCGGACCGGCGCTCGGTCGACGGGCGCATCGCCCGGGACGTGGGGACGTCCACCGCGAAGGTGAGGTGGGCGTTGGGCGCCGGGTCGGCTCCGAGCGACGCCGGGTGGGCGATGGATGCGGTCCAGCCGGAGAGCGCCTCGAGCCGCGCCTCGACGTACTGCCGCACCTCGGTCTCGGTGACGGCGGGCATCTACAGGTACTCCCAGCCGTCGCCGGAGCTGGCGAGGAACGTGACGCCGGCGGCGGGGCGGCGGGTGGTCTCCGCCTGCCCGTCCTCGTCGGAGTCGTACTTGAAGGAGAGCTTGCCCCAGGCGTCCGCGGCCTTCTTCTCGTAGCGGGCCGCGTCGGGGCCCCACTTCGCCTCACCGTCCGGGACGAGCTTGAAGTCCTGGAAGACGGCGGCGAGGGTCCGGTAGATGATGACGTAGCGGAAGTCCTCGCCGCTCGCGACGAGGTGGGCCAGGCTCCCCTGCTGCCGGAGGTCGTGGACGAACTCCCGCACCACCTGGTCCAGGTAGTCCTGCAGGCCGGCGGCGCCGCCGACCACGAGGTCCGGCAGGTCGGAGTGCCGGCCCCTCCAGAGGTCCTCGACGGTGACGGTGAGGGTCCAGTTGTACTTCCCCACGATGCACTCGCGGCGGAAGACGTGGTCCGCCACGCCGTCGAGGGTGAGGGTCCACTCGAGGCGGTACCCCTCGCCGTACTCCCAGGACGTCATGGTCCCCGCCGAGAGCGTGGCCTGGGCGGCGCTGCTCACGACGGAGACCGACGGCGTGGCGAGGACCGCGCCGTCAGGCCCGTAGACGGTGAGGGCGTAGGCGGTGGGGACCACCGCCGCGTTGGACCGGAAGACCGGACAGCGGACCACGTTGGACCGACCCCGCTCCAGGAGCTCGGGGCCGGCCCACGCGACGCTGTACCGGGTCTCCTCGGCGCCCATGGCCTACGCGGGCTCCAGGTCGCGGATGCGGAAGAACAGCTCGACCTTCAGCACGCCGTCACCGGTGCCGCTGAACTCCGCGGCGCCCACGTTGTGGGCGACGAGGGCGGCGTTCGACACCGGCGCCAGGCTCTGCGCCGAGGTCGGGGTGGCCGCGCCGCCCGTCACCATGCGGTGCTGGTCGGAGGAGCCGTCGATGAAGCCGTTCGCCTCGAGCGTCGCCACCACCGCCCCCGACCCGTCGGTGTAGCGGAGGCCGATGTCGTCGCCGGCGTTGGACGGCGCCGAGTGGGCCACCGTGCCGTAGTCCATCCACCAGTGCGACGACACGTGCTCGATGAACTTCCCGGAGCCGGGCGCCGCGAGCAGGGTGACGGGCGTGGCCCGGAGCGCGCGGAGCTGGGCCGCGGTGATGGTGACGAGCGTGCGCTGGATCTTGTCGTCGCGCCAGGCGCTCCCCACCCGCGTGTAGGAGCGGCCGTTTGTGCGGAGGTAGAGCGAGCCGTTGGGCTCGCTCTCGCTCGGCGCCGCGGAGCCGGCGGTGATCGTGGGGTCCGACGAGAGGACGGAGGTGGTGGACGTCCGCACGATGAGGCCGAACCCCACCAGCGCGCGGCTGACCTTGGTGAGGAAGCGCGAGGCGGCGGTGCCCATGGGCTACTCCTCCTCGGTGACGGTGACGGTGGGGTCCTCCTCCACGAGCTCGTCGAGGAGATGGACGGACTTCACCGCCTTCTCCAGCACGAGCTTGAGGAGCTTCACGTCGGCGTGCTCGGCGGCCGCGAGGAGGCTGCCGGCCTCGCGGTGCGCCGCGCGGGCGCCCTCGAGGGTCGCCTTGCGGCGCTTGACCAGCGCGGTGCGCTGGAGCTGGATCTCGTCGTCCTTCACTGGGGATCTCCTTCCGCCTTGCGGCGCGGGGTGGGGTCGTCGCCGCGGGTGGCGTCGGTGGCCTTGGGGGGAGCGGCGGGCGGGCGGCCCGGGGCCCCGCGGCCGGGGGCCGGGCGGCTGCGGCCGCCCTCGTGGACCTCGAAGGCCTTGACCTTCGTCTCGTACATCTCGGCGATGGCCGAGGCGCCGGCGGACTTCTCCGCCGACGTCTGGTGCCGCCGCATCGCGGTCTTCATCTCGAGCTCGACGGCGCGGCGGACCGCGCGGTCGGGCAGGGGCACCACGCCGTCGTCCACCAGGCCGATCAGGAAGGCGTGCCAGCCCTCCTGGTCGAAGTCGATGACCACGTTCCCGCCGCGGACGTAGGGGCGCTCCCAGACCGAGAGGGTCACGGGCCCCTTGTGGCCGTCGAACTGGTGGGCGTAGTCGTCGTACTGGCTGCCGTGGGCGGTGACCTCGCGGTCACGCGGCACCTGCTGCCAGCCCTTCTTCGCCGCCTCGTGCAGCGCGCGGGTGGGGTCCCCGTCCGCCGCGCCCTTCACCGCCTCGACGCAGGCCACCCCAGGCTCGAAGTGGAACCGGCGGAGCCGCGGCACGAGGCGCGGCGAGCCCTCCTCGGGCACGATGACGTCCCAGGCGTCGGGGTGGTACAGGAAGACGAAGTTGTGCTGCGCGTCCATCTTGAGGACGGGCTTGGGCGTCGGGGGGGCGGCGGGCCGCCGGCCCTGGAGGACGGTGCCCTCCTCGAGGCCGGCGGCGGCGTTGCGCATCGTCTTCATGGGGGGCCTACGGCAGCGCCAGGAGGCCGACGCCGCGGGCGTCCTCGATCTCGGCGGCGCCCACCCGGTAGTTGGTGACCACCGAGCTGTAGCCGGCGCCGGCGGCGGCGCGGGAGAGCTCCACGGCGATCGGGCCCTCCTTCACCAGGATGATGGCCTCCTCGCCGAAGACCACCTCCTGCTCGACGTACCCGATGGCCCCGCGGCCGAAGATGCCGGACACCTTGTCGCTGCCGGAGGTCGGGACGCGGTTGGTGGTGATGATGTCCACGCCGTCGTAGGTGCCCTGGAAGCCGGGACCCTTGAGGACCTGCATCTCCGCGGCCGCCGGGCGCCACTGGGTGAGGCCCCCGCGGCTCTCGAGGTCGGTCATCCAGTCCGCGAAGTGGTTGGGGTGGAGCAGGGCCAGGTACGGCCCGGGCACCTCGGCCTCGATGAGCGCGCCCTTGCCGAGCATCCACAGGTCGTGGCTGAAGACCACGCCGGAGGAGCCCTTCTGGACGCTGAAGCCGGACATGAGCGCGGCGATGACGTTGGTGAGGGTCACCATCGCGGCGCCGAAGCCGTCCTGCGCCAGGCGCATGGGGTTGAGCACGCCGGTCTGGTCGAGGGACCGGATCTCGTCCGAGAGGTCGCGGCGCAGGGTCTTGCGGGCCCAGGTCGCGGTCTTCAGCGCGTTGGTGAGCGCGTCCTCGGACGGGGTCGCGCCTTCGGAGGTCGACTGCATCGCGTCGTACCCGTCGAGGCCCCAGATGGTGTACTGGGCGGTGCCGGAGCCCAGGCCCACCTTGCCGGCGCCGAACTGGTTCAGGTACACCAGCGCCGGGTGGCCGCGCAGGGACGCGCGGTCGGCGAGGTAGAGCTGCAGGAACTTGATGGCGGCCGCGGAGACGAGGCTGTTCTCGCCGCCGCCGGATCCGGTCTTGATCATGGTCGTGTCTCCAGAGAGTCAGAGGGGTGGGTCAGGACCCGGCGGTGGCGCCGGCGGGGGGGCGGAGGCTCGGGGGGAGCTGGAAGCCCGCGAGCGCGGGCTCGGCCTGGGCGAGGCGGGGGAGCGCCGCGGCGAACTCCTGGGGCGTCATGCTCGCGATCTTCTCGGGGGTGAACTCGGGCGCCGGGTCCTCGACCCCGCGGGTGTTCTTGTTCTCGTCGCCGAGGACGCCGCGGCGCTGCCCCGCGCCGGTCCCGGCACCGTTGCCACCGGCCCCGCCGGCGGCCTTGCCGGGGGCGGGGAGGAACGGGGCCAGGTGGGCGGGGCGCTTGTCGGCCGGGGCCTCCACCAGGCCCTTGAGCCAGGCGCCGAGGTCCTTCTGCCCGCCCTCGCCCGCCGCCTGCTCGTCGAACTCGAGCTGGAAGACGCGGCGGATCTTCGCGTCGCTGATGCCGGCGCCGGTGAAGGTCGCCTCCACCTGGGCCGCCTTGAAGGTGGTCACCTCGGCCTCGAGCTCGGCGACGCGGGCCGCGGCGGTCTCGGCCGTGGCGAGCTTGGCCTGGAGGGCCTCCACCATCGCAGCGTTCTTCGCGGCGTTGTTCGCCTGCTTGCGGAGCTCGGCGAGCTCCTTGTCGTCGATCTCGGCCATGGTCAGGCTCCCGCGGGCGCACCGGCGCCCGGGTTGGGGTTGACGTGCGACGCCGTGGGCGCGGTGCCCGGCTGCACGTTGAAGCGCCGGTTGTCCTCGGCGATGCGGTTCAGCTCCGCCATCGCCTCGTCCCGGGTCGTGCCCGGGTGCTCGGACTGGTAGGCGTCCACGATGGAGAGGCGGCCCTGGGCGATGAGCTCGGCGTTGTGCCGGCGCTTGCCGTCCGCCTCCTCGGGGGAGAGCGGGATGGCCTGGTAGTCCACCAGGAAGCCGCTCTCGGGCAGGGCGACGTCCCACCCCTCGATGTTGCAGACGGCCGCGAGCTTCTCCAGCGTCTCGACGTCGGAGGGGTTCAGCTCCTCGCGGTACCGGTTCTGCGCCTCGCGCTTCCCCTCGCGGGTGATGGAGAGCGCCTCGGCGCTGGCCGGGTTGGCGGTGTCGCGCACGGCGATGTGCGAGAGGTCGAGGCCGTCGAAGTCGGACACGGTCCGCTCGAGCATCCCCACGACCCGCGCCAGCATCTCCGGGTCACACCCGGCGGCGAACTGCCCCACCAGCGGGTTCTGCACGTTCGGGTCCACGTCGAAGTGGAGGAAGGAGGTGACGTCGGTGGGCATCTCCGACCGGGGGCCGGCGGCGGTCTGCTTCGGCGTGGCGCCCGGGACGTAGACGCCGATCCCGTAGCGCTGGGGCCACGAGGCCCTGAAGATCACGTGCTGCAGGAAGGTGTAGGCCGCGGCGACGTCGAGCGAGCCCTCCACCACCTCGATCCCCTCGTAGGGGTCGAACAGCGCCTCCTTTCGCATCGCGTGGTAGGCGATGTACGGGAGGAAGGGGCGGCCAGCGCGGGCGCCCTCGGTCCAGCGGTAGGGGTAGTCGCCGTCGCTCAGCTTGCGGGTGAGCGCCTTCTCGGTGAGGTCGGCCCCGTCCTTCCCATCGGCCTTCGCTTCGACGACCCGGTAGAAGGGGTGGTCGACGTCGGCGATCGAGAGCCAGTCCCAGGTCCAGCCGCTCCACCCGTCAAGGTCGCGCCAGCGGAGCTCCCGGATCTCCACCGGCGTGTTCGGCGCCGAGGCGTAGGCCCGGGCCGTCACCACGTCGGGGGTGACCTTCCGCACCACCGGCAGGTCCAACTCGGGCGACCAGCTCGGGCGGAGGTACATCTCCCGCAGCCCGATGAGCTCGGTCTGGACGCGCCGCATCATCGGCCACAGCCCCACGCGGGAGACCAGGCCCGCGCGCCCGAACATGGCGTCGAGGGAGCCGCCGGTCCAGCGGGCCAGCGGCGCCCGGTGGTAGTTGCAGGCCAGCTCAAGGCACAGCTTGCGGAAGCGGTTCTTCGCCAGGCTCTTCGCGCCCAGGATGATGCGCCGGACCAGGCCGAAGTGCTGCCGGAGGCGCAGCTCCAGGTCCGGCCCCCACTGGCCAGCGAGCAGCCGCCGACGCAGGCGCCCGTGCTCCCACCGCGCGGCGTCGCCCAGGTCGGCCGGGAACGGCGGGCAGTCGTAGCGGTGGACGGTGGCGTCGCTCACGGCCCGGACCGTAGGGCAGTGCGCGGAGTCCGGAAATACCCCAATTGGGGGTCTCGGGGCTGGGACCCCCAATTGGGGGTCTCACTCCATGCGGCCGGACGAGGACTTCGCCGAGGACCTCGAGGCGTCCAGGAGCCGGAGGTGGGCGTAGCGGATCGGGTCGACGACGTCCTTGTGGTGCGACGCCTTCTCCCCTTTCCACTCGCGCCGCGCCGCGTCGAACCGCACGCAGCGCTTTCGCGCTCGGAAAAGGTCCTTGCCCGCCAGGTTGTTCAGCGCCGCCACGCCGCGCCGCGGGCTGCCCTTGTTCTTCCGCGCCGTCTGGATGCGGAGGCCACGCGCGCCGAGCTCGCGCTGGGTGAGCCCGAGCAGGGACGCCAGCTCGGCGTGGAGGTCGATGTTCGACTTCGCGTCCCCCCAGAAGCTGTCCGACGTCGCGCGGTCGCCCACCCAGAAGTCGACCTCCTCCCACTTGACGTCGCACCGGTCCAGCATCGCCAGGATGTGCTTGGCGTCGTCCTCGGTGGTGGTGGCCTGGCCGGTGTCGGGCGTCTCGTCCAGGAGCCAGAGGGCGCCGGTGTTGATCTCCAGAGCCACGAGCACCGCGCACTGGCGTCCGGGCCGGGTGCCGTGGTCGATGCCCACCGCGAGGAGCCAGTCCCCGTCCGGGAGGGGCTCGTCCGTGAAGTGCGCCGAGGTCACCTTCTCCAGGGCACGCCCCATGAGCGCCGGCCGGAGGTGGCCGTGCTCGCGCATCGGGCGCTCCTCGGCGTCGTACTTGCCGAGGTCCTTCTCGATCTCCTCGTCGGTCTTCCAGGCCCACGGCACCAGGCCGCCCTGCACCGTGATGTTGGCCCGGTTGTAGCTCGTCTGGAGCAGGTCCAGCTTCCCGGCCTTGAGCTCCTCCTCGATGTAGTCGAGTGGCGGGGACTCCAACGTCGGGGTCATCGACACCCGGAGCTCGCCGCGGTGGCGGTTCAGGCGGGGCAGCGCCTCGCGGTACACCTCCTGGGGCGGCGGCTCGTCCAGGCTGATGCGGTGGCCCTGGAAGCCCATGATGCGCTGGGCCCCCTGTTTGTACGTGACCAGGTAGGCGACCGAGCCGGCGCCGGGACCGCGGACGAGCCGGAGCACCGGCTCCTTGTACCCGCGGATCCCCTGTCCCTGCCGGTAGTACAGCTTCGGGTCCAGCTCCGAGCGGGGTCCGAGGGCCCACAGCTTCGCCAGCAGCGGGTCCATCTGGGCGTAGCTGTACCCGGCCACCAGGATCTCCACGGGCGGGCGCGGCGTCTCGCGCCACGGGTGGGTCCCCCGGAGGAAGTGGACGATGTCCCAGGCGTGGGCGTAGCTCTTGCCGATGGAGTTGCCGCCCAGCCAGAGGAGCGACTTCGACGTGTGCGAGCAGAAGGCGCGCTGGGGGAGGGTGAGCCGCGGGTGCTCGAGGAGCGCGAGCTGCTGCCGCTCAACCCCGAGGCCGGCGAGGCGCACCGCCTCCGCCTCCCCCGCGGTCGCGTGGGTGCGGACCCGCTTCACTCCACCACCAGCTTCATGCCGGGGTGGCGCAGGAGGTACTCCGACACCGCAAGCTCGAGGTCGGGGGTGGCCAGGTCCCGACACCGGGCGGCGAACTGAACACGGAAACCGTCAACGGTGAGCTGCTCGTTCACCGCCCGGGCCGCTTCAACGGCCCGTGCTCCGTCCAGCTCGGCCTTAAGGTCGCGCACCAGACGCAGGGCCTGCACCCGCGCGACGCCCTCGGCCGACTTGAAGGTCTCCTCCGCGTCCTCGAGCAGACCCTCGAGGTACTCGACGTCCAGAATGGCTTGGGTGGGGGCGGCGCGTGCCATCAGGCACCGTGCGAGAACCTGCTACGTGCCATGGCAGCGCAGATTTTCGGCGTGGGAGCGCGCGCGCGGTCGGACAAGCTACGCA